CTGTATGTGGGTCAATCGCACGTTGACGAATAGCAGTTTTATCAACAAATTTTGGTTCTTGCATACGAGTTCTGTCATACTTGACATCAGTGATATAAACAACAATCATAGGCACATTGTTTAGATTGTTATCGCTATTCTGACGCAATATAGCAGCAACCTGACGATTAGTATCTGCATAGCGACATGGCACACGATAAAGAACCTGATTGCCATTAGCATCATTGCCATACTGAACATACATATAACTGAATATTCGCACGAACTGATTCATAAAACGTCTGATTTGTTTATCGTAGAAAAAATCCACTTGATTATCCTAGTTTATCTGGTAATATTTGTAGTAGGTTACTTAGTGTTTGCTTCTGTGGTATAACCGCACCATTGGCAAGCAGTGTTGTTTTATTATTGTTGATAAATGAACCAAGCTGTGTAGAATTAAGATTGCCTGTTAGCGCAGTGCGTTGAACATCTTGAATAGCTACCCACTTCTGTCCATCATAACGAAATAATCTATTTGGCATATAATCTGTACGCAGCACATACTGTCCAAGAGTTGGATTCAATGGAAATTGCACATCTGCCGTGACAGGTAACCCATTTGGTGGCGTGGCACTGCCTGTTAGATAACCTGGTATAGATACAATAGGACTTACGCCATCTACTGCTGGCAATATATAAAGAGCATTTGTGCTATATCCACTTTGTGGAACATCACTATCTGCTTGCGAAACGACTGCATCGTTAATCTGATTATTTTTAGTATAAGCACTGAGTAGATCACGAATTGTATCATTGGTCTTAATATCACTCTTACTGCCATCGGCTGCGTTCATATCAAGAATATCACGATACTCTTGTCCATCAACCATTGGAGCAACCTTACAACGCCAGATATGATTCCACCATGTTTGGGCATAACCTTCACTGGCACGAGTTGCTTCTTGCACAACATAAAATTTCTTTAGCGCAGCAGGCAGCGTTTCATCAAGTGGATAGTAATCACGAAGATGTGGTAATTCAAAAACATCGCCTGGTATAATCTTACGACCTAAACGATCAACCATATCATTGGTATGAAAGGTAATATACAGCGTATCTTGGTTTTGAAATAGTCCAAACTGACTTAAATTATAATCAATATCTTGAATTGTATAATGTCCACGCAGTTCATATATGCTAGTATCATAAGAACGATCACGATTTTCTAAGAATAGCAAATCTTGAATATTTTTTTCACTTTGATTTGCATATTGTGGTTGCGTTAAATCTGTTGTTGCGCCTGTATCTTTTGGACCAAGATATTTGTGAATGTTTACGCCTACACCGCCAACCGTATACAATTCGCTGATTCTGCGATCTTGCCACTTATAGTCATTGGTATGGTCACTTCTATATAAACTTAATCTTGGCATAATTGTTTCCCAATGATATTTATGGGAAATAAACTATTGTGTTTTTAACCAAGAGGGTTTAATAAAATTTTTTACATGTGCATCTAGTGCAGTAGGTTCACATGGTTGAATATATTTTGCGTTGGCATCTTCACTTAGAATTTCTTCAATGCGTGGATCGTTCCATGCAACGGGAAAATCTAACAACTTGCCAAGACTACGAACATAATGTTGGCGATATAGATAAAGTAATTCCTGACTAATGAATAGCGGTGGTTCTTCTAATCTATTCAACATAATTTGCATCATGCCCCAAGTTGGACCACCACGTAATCTACGTTGTTGTAGGTCTAGGATATTACGATCACGACCAATAATAGCAAGTTCACTTTCAATACCTACTGCCGCTAGTGCTGCGACAAATTCTTCTAACTTTGGAACTCTTGCCGTAAAATTTTCCATATAAGGATTGCTTACGCTAGTAACGGCATACTCTTTACCACCCATTATATCCACGGTAATTTTACTTGGGTCATTCCAATACTCATTGAATGGTTCATACCAATGCGGAATAAAATATCCATCTGGTTCCAGTGCTGCTTTCCAACCATGAACCGCATCATGAAGTGAAAATATTTTACCAAATAAATGATTACCACTGCCTTGTGGACCAATAACAATTAACATCTTCATGGCAATTTTCTTAACTCAAAGTAAAGTCTATCACCGTTATCTTTCTTAAAAGAACTTAATTCACACTTAAATTTGTTTGCAATCCTATAAGCAGTATCAAAATCCCATGGATAGATATCAATCCATTGACCATTTTTATGAACATAACCAGGATTTGCACGAACATAAATTTTACCATCAGGCATAGTTAAGTCAATTACTTTTTTCATACGAACTTCAATGTCATCATATTCACCAAAATTTATACTACCAAACACAATTACATGATCATAGAAATTATTTGGAACATTATAATCAAGAATATCAACCATGTAATCAGCACTGTTGTTATATGCATCAATACCAACTAAATTAGGAATACGTGCCTTGAATGGATTAAACCCACAACCAACATCTAGTACTGCTTTTGGATTTGCTTTGTTAATAAGTTCTACAATATTCCATCCAGTATATTGATAAATTTCGGTACGAGGTTGCCAGATACCGCCCCAAAAACGTGCACAATATTTTTGATCAATATCGTGTGTTATATCTGCAATGGTTCCATTGAAGTTAATCTCTAAATCAAATTCATTATTGATTTGTTCGCAGAATTTTTCCCAACGTTTAGGAGTCCACGGTAGCGCATTAACAATAGTATACTGTGTCATAGTTTTATTAAAATCATCATACTTTGGTAAATTAAACGCATCATGCAAATTTTTATATAAAAAGTTATAAATTTTTCTATTCACAGATTTTTTCCTACTTTTTAAATTTTTTTATAAATATCTTTATAAAATTATTTATCTTAGAAAAAAATTAACTTAGGAAAAAAATTTATGACAGAATATGAAAATTGGGGCGATAGTCGTTGGGAATTTACTAAAAGCCGCAGCCGTTGGCATTTTGATACTAAACGACCACCGCAATCTGGCGTAGACAGTTACACTCATGTTTGCAGATTTGATGCAGATTTTACAGATGCGATTCGTGAGTGTATGCCTCGCACAAAAGCTAGTAGTTGGGGAACACGTAATAACTTTAACAAAGATATTGCGGATAAAGGTTTGTATAGTGCAACCGCAGAAGAACAAGATTTGATTCGTGCAGGAGCCAACCCTGACCAAGAAGTTTTTAATCGCACGGCAGCAGAAGATGTTGAGATATTTCAACAGGTAAGCAACTGGCTTGGTATGGATGAAAGCATGATTAAATTTCATAACCAAACTACGGGACAGATGCTGCATACTCACATTGACAACTTTGCTGCCAGACCTGAACGTGAAAATAGTTTCAAAGTAACAGAGATGGATAAGAATCCAGATATTATGCGTAGATTTGCTATTATGTTAGCAGATTGGGAAATAGGTCAAGTATTTCAATTAGGCAATGCTAACTTTACTCAATGGCGAGCAGGTGATTGCATTACTTGGGAATGGCAAGATATGCCACATGCCACCGCTAATATGGGTTGGTGGGACCGTCCTATGTTACAGATTACAGGATATGTTACCCAAAGAACAAATGATGTTCTCGGTGGTGCAAGTAAAAATTTAGTAGTTAAATTATAAGGAAATTAAAATGGATGTAAGTAAAATTTTTCCACTCTTTGACCCAGCGACTGGTTTGGTCATGATTGGTCTTTATGCCCTATTCGCATTTGCGCTTACCAGTTGGTTTGCACGTGGATATGGTATGGGTAAAGAAGCATTTTTTGTTGCTAATCGCAATGTAGGTTTTTGGCAAGGAAGTATGAGTGTTGGTGCTAGTTGGATTTGGGCACCTGGTTTGTTTGTTGCCGCACAACAAGGATTTAATAATGGTATTGTAGGAGTTTTCTGGTTTAGTTTGGGAAATTTCTTCGCTCTTATTTTATTCTCATTTGCAATCTTTAGGTTGCGAGAGCGGTATGGACAGGGATTCACATTGAGTCAATGGTTCCGTAGTAAGTATGGCAAGTTAGTTCAGGCATGTGTGCTAGTTCAAACCGCACTGTATGCACTTCAAGGTATTACTATTAACATATTTGCTGGTAGTAAAAGTGTTGCGCTATTAACAGGTTTAAGTCCACTTCTTGTAAGTGCACTTCTTGTTGCTATTGCTATTACATATAGTTGGCGTGGTGGTCTAAAGGCTACAATCGGAACTGATATGGTGAAGATTGTTGCTATTTGGATTGGTATGATCATTGTAGCCGTGAGTATCTTTGGAACTGTTGGATTTGCACCAGCACTTGCTGGCATCGGCGGCGTTACAGGACAAGGTGTAACGCTATGGGATACCCCGCTTACACTTGGCTTGCTATTTGGCTTTGGTATTCCAACGGTATTTGGACATCTTGCTTCACCATGGAGTGACAATTCAAATTATCAAAATGCATTTAGTATGAAGAGTGATTATGTTCGTGGTGCATTCATTGCAGCACCGTTCTATTGGTTGATATTACCAATCGTAGGTGGTCTAATTGGTTTAACTGCCGCTGGTCTGCACTACAACGTTACTGGTCCAAACACTGGTTTTATCAATCTTATCGTAATGGCCAATGTTGTAGGATGGTGGTTACCACTTGTTTATCTTGCAGTTGTATTTGCTGGTCTTGTATCAATTATTGACACGCAACTATTGAGCAGTGCCAACTTAGTAGGCAATGATGTTCATGACAGTGTAGGTGGCTCTAATGCAGTTGTATGGGGCAAGTTTGGCATGATTGGATTGGCTATTCTTGGTATTGCTCTTGCCAATATACCAGGTCTTGATTTAAATCAAATCTTCGTGTTTGGTAAAACTCTTACGCTAACATTCTTTGTACCAATCGTTCTTGCACTACTTGGCGGTGATCTGCTAACACGTTATGGATTCCTTGCTGGTGGTTTTGTAGGATTGTTTATCGGTGCACCTGTGTTTGTTTATGGACAATTCTTTGGTGGCGGTCCACAGATTATAGCACTTGGAGTAATCATTCAGACACTTGGCAGCGGTGCTGCAAGTTATCTGGTGAGTAAAGTGACCCGATGAATAAGAAAATACTCATAATGGGCTTGCCAGGGTCGGGTAAAACCACCTTGGCAAAAGCCTTAGCACCAAAATTAAAAGCAGTTCATTGGAACGCAGATGCTGTTCGTGCAAATATTAACAGTCATCTTGGGTTCAGTGAAGCGGATCGTATAGAGCAAGCCAGACGAATGGGTTGGCTATGCGACCAAGTTACGGCAGCAGGTTCATGGGTGATAGCCGATTTTGTTTGTCCCACACCAGCCACTCGTGCAGCCTTTGGGCCTGCTACTGTTATTTGGGTTGACACCATTAAAGAAGGCCGGTTTGAGGACACAAATAAGTTGTTTGTAAACCCAGAACCAGGTAGTTATTACTTCCGTGTAGACACACAAGATGCCCTATTCTGGTCAAAGTATATTATGGAAGAACTTGATTTTGACACAAACCCAAGTTGGATTAAAGCAATGTTTAAAGGATTGAAACACTCATGACAAAATGGAATAATCAAGCACCGACTGTGCAATTACTTGGACGCTATCAGCCATGGCATCCTGGTCATACTGAACTGTTTAAGCGAGCACATGCAAAAACAGGTCAAGTCATGATCATGGTTCGTGACACTGGTGGCAGTGATGAAAAGAATCCATTTGATTATGCGTTTGTAAAAGAACGTATTATTAAAGATTTAGAAGCAGAAGGTTTTAAATTTAATCGAGATTTTCTTGTAAATTTGGTTCCTAATATCGTCAACATAACCTATGGTCGTGATGTTGGTTATACAATTGACAAAGAAGATTTTGATAAGGAAATATTAAAGATTAGTGCAACTCAGATTCGCAAAGAAATGGGTTTAGGTTGAAATATATATTTGTTGCTGGTGCGCCAGGTTCTAAGTGGAGTAGTGTAGTAAAAAACATATACTACTCCCCTTCGTTAGATAATAGTGATTATAGCGATAGCAGAACTTACTATCACGATGCTAGCGGTAACAATCAGCTTATGCATCTTGGCGCATATTTTGACCCATGTATGGAGTTTGGTGACAAACTTCACCTTATGCCTTATATGAGCAAGCAAGAATTAGAAGAGGAATTTGATCGTCCATTTAGTGGTGAAGGAGTTCGCATCATTAAGAGTCACGTGTTTTGCCATCATCTTGATTTTATTCGCAAGACTTGGCCAGATTGCCCAATTATATGTGTTGAACGTGACAACGATGCGTGTTTGGGCTGGTGGGTCCGTTGTGGACACTTTGGTATAACTTATCCAAGTTACAGTGGATATTATAAGAACTTACGAGAAATGAGTTTTCACATTGATAAACAAAATGCAGATTTGAGAAAATTTGTAAAAGACAATCCATCAGAAATGATGTATGATAATATTGAATTATGTAAAAAACTAGGCATTGATCTGCCAGTTGAATTGGATATTCAAAATTATGAGTTGAGTAATATTAATGTTTATTTGAACCAAAACGTAGCATAAAGATATTAACATCTTCACTGCTACTAAAAAGCAGCGACCAATATGGATCGCCGCTGTTGAATCTAAAATTTAATGAATAATCGTTAGAGAAACATTCGTCACACCATTGCTTTAATGGTTGTTGTATTTTTTCTTTTAAAAAATCCGTGCTTAGTGGTGGATAAAATGCCATTCCAAAAACATCTGGATATATTTTAACTAGGTACTTGTCTGGTGCCAGAGATGTAAGAGTGCCTATTTCTATATTGTCTATCGTAGGGATCATTTGGTTTGACTGCGTATCTCATTGATACGCTGTGTCATGTAATTAATTATAATTTGTCTCATGTCTTCTGGCATATCATATGTTTTGGTGTTTAACTCATTTGTGATGATGTAAGTAAATGCAAACTCAATCATCTTTGCAATTGAATAATTCATATGATATTTATTACGATTTTATGACTGTAGAAAAAATGGAGCGGAGTAGGAGAATCGAACTCCTCGCATCAGATTGGAAATCTGAGGTATTGCCACTATACGAACTCCGCCCACTCATTTATTTAATTAAACTGTGGATATCAAAATCAGTTAAAAGCCATTTGACCAAGAGTATGAGCCAAAGGATTCTAACAGATTCGTCTACAAACCGTCTATAAAACTTATACATCTTAGTCTACTTTCTTTTCTATGTTGGCGGAAGAGGTGAGATTCGAACTCACGGTAGGCTTTCACCTACGCTAGTTTTCAAGACTAGAGCCATAAACCACTCGGCCACCCTTCCAATAATGGTGCTGTTAGAGAGAATCGAACTCCCGATCTATTGATTACTAATCAATTGCCTTACCACTCGGCTATAACAGCATTGGTGCCCCGCCCCCGATTCGAACGGGGAACCTCTTGATTCTAAGTCAAGCACCTCTAACCAGTTGGGCCAGCGGGGCATCATTTAATTATATTACAATAAATAGTTATGCATGTCAAGAGAAAAGTATATTAATTATCTTCTTTATTCATTTATTTTAGCCCATACGTTCTTGGGATGCACAATCATAGCACAAACATTAGCAAAGTTTTAACATGGACCTGAAACAAATTCAAGGATTATTAGACATGGTTATGAAAGATAAGAATGGTAAGGTATTAAGTCGTAGTGAAGGCGAAGCAGTTCTAAAAGGTCTTGCTTCTATTACAATCACAATCTTTGCTGCACTGTTAGCAATCACATCTTGGCTTGGTGGTCAAGTTAGTGGCAAGATCATGGCTGATAATATTGAACTTGGTGATACTTGGGGTTTTTATCAAGCCAAAAGCATCAAGCAAAACATGTATCAACTTAACCTTGATGATTTGAAAGTTCAAATTGCTGATCCAGCAACAGATAAAAGTTTAATACCAGCCTTAAAAGCACGTGCTGAAAATTATCAGAAATATATTGATGCGCTAGAAAGTGATCCAAAGGGTGACGGTAAAAAAGAAATTATGGCAAAAGGTCGTGCGCTAGAAGCAGACCGTGATAATGCCAAGAAGTGTAGTCCATTCTTTGGTATGGCTGGTACAATCATTCAGATTGCTATTATCTTCTCAACCACTGCTATCCTTGCCGTCAGCATGGCTCTATGGTATAGCAGTATTGCGGTTGGTATCATTGGCTTGATTGTGTTAGCAGATGGTATCTGGTATTTCTTTCCATTACCGTTCTAATTGCTCTAATATCCATTCTGCAAGCCCTTGGTGAGCACGTCTGTCAGGATGTCCCCAATCAGGAAAATTAGTATGATGATAGCAGTATTGTATCCAATTTGTTGATGCTTCTGCTTCCACTATAAACCTATCACGATTAAAATCTGCTTCATATTTTTCAGCAAATTCTGATACATGTGCTATAAGATGTGGATGTTTTATCGGTTCATCAAATATTAATTCATTTGCCCAATCATTCAGCACTATCTTTGCAAAGGCAAATTTCTGTATGATTGGATTAACCATTGCCATTCCGCCTATTACGATAAATGGAATGTTATATTGTTCATACAGTGTAGAAAATTTTAGATATGTTTCTTGCCATAAATCATTATGAATTGCATCATATCCATTATAATCTTGTAATTTTTTACTATCTATTGTTGCGTTGTTGTTAATAATATCTCTGACAGGTTCAGTTTGGAACCATATGATATAATCATAATCACGCTTTGTTTTTAAATGGTTGGCACATATAGTATATGCGTTGAGATTACTATCACCACCTACACATAAATTTGTAGAAGTATGCTCATTTAAATATACACCAACATGCGTATTGGGTATTGGCACTGTTTTACACCAATAATTTGGTTTATCACCAAATACATGCCAATCATTATCTGGCGCAGCATCTGCATAAATGAAATCTTTTGACCATTCGCCGCAGCCCCAACTGTCGCCTATTATAAGAAAATTCATGGGGTATTTATAGTGAAAAATGGCTGCGTTGGTGTAGGTATTATTGGTCTGCTAATCTTAGCAGATGGTATGTGGTATTTCTTTCCACTACCGTTCTAACATCTTTAACTTTTTTCTAATAGTAGTTTCAGTAACTCCATAATCCCTTGCCATAGCAGATTTATTACCATTATAGATTGTTGTTAACTTTTCAAAAACTTCTTGATTGGTTAAGAACATCTTTTGACGCCATACTTTATCTTTCTTAAATTTTTCTTTGCGTTCTTTTCTTTCAATTTTCCAACCATCAAATATTTCTTCATTGAATTGCACATAATTTTCTGGAATAGATATTAAACCATTATGAATTTCTTTATGGCAATTAGAACATAATAAAATACATTTTATTAATTCAACCTTAATTGCCTCTGCTGATTTTGGATTTGCTCTAATTGAAGAAAAACTTAATTCTTTTTTTGTTGGGTCTATGTGGTGTAATTCAAGTGCCGCATCGCATTTGAAGTATCCACAAATTTGGCAACACCCACCCATTGATTGAACAATTTTTTGTTTTGTTCTTTTACGCCAGTTAATTACATTTTCAGATTGCTTACTCATATAGGTCTCCTTATTCGAACCTATATGTATTTATATAACATTGTATGTTAATGGCTGCTTAGGTAGGATTCGAACCTACGACCCTCGGTTTAACAGACCGACGCAACTACCGCTGTGCTACTAAGCAATAACCTTATATTCTTAATATACTTATATTTGACAATCTTGTCAAGTATTATTTTGGAGCCTACGGAGGGATTCGAACCCCCGACCCACGGTTTCGAAGACCGCTATTCTATTCCACTGAACTACGTAGGCATTATTTCTATAGTTAATATTTGTACTTGTAAATATAGGATGGATGATTTACCAACCTTTCCTTTTATCTCAGAAGAAATACTTTTTGATGAAGGACCAGTACCAACACCAGAAAATATTATAATTCTTTATTATCCTAATGCTAGTGGTAATTTTTTAGCACGAGTTTTAAGTTGTTCAAATAATCTTTATGGTGAAGATTATGCAGATTTTATAAAAAATAATTATAGTACTTTGGAAAATAAAAATAAAATATGGGAAAAATCATATGAAGGATCATATCATCCTTTATTTTCAACAGTACATCCACGCTTCTATAACTTTGATGAATTTTTAAAATTTCCAAAAATAGTTCATATTAATTACACGCTATCTGATCAAGAAACTTCGTTAATTAAATTTCGTAGAAAATTTACTAAAACATCTGCTACATGTCCATATCTTGCTGATTTACAGATACGTTATGAAATAGAATTAATGAAATTTTTTAAAAATATTAACAAAGAAATTTATAGTTTCCCGTTTAGTGCATTTTTAAATGCTAAAATTTTTGCACAGGAAGTTAATAAATTATTATTGCATCTTGATCTTGAAATTATAAAAGAAAACATTATTGTAGATTTGTATAATTTTTGGTGGAAACTCAATATTAGATTGTATAAGAATACCACGGTAAATTTGTAGGCATTATATTGGTGAACGCTGTGGGGTTCGAACCCACGACAACAGGTTTAAAAGACCCGTACTCTACCAACTGAGTTAAGCGTTCTAAATTTGTAAGTCAATGCGCAGCCCCCAACTATCGCCCACATTGTGACACATCCCATGGCCATTGCCGATTGCTTACTGTGCCTTACCGTCTTTTATATTGGTCGGGGAGACAGGATTCGAACCTGCGACCTACTGACTCCAAATCAGCCACGCTACCAGACTGCGCTACTCCCCGTTAAAATTTTGCCTGTCGTATGGGGGTCGAACCCATCTCTCAACCGACTCCGCAGTTGTATCCTATCCCATAGACGAACGACCAATAGGTTCATGACCCTACTGTTGGCAAACTGTTGGCATTTGTTGCGTTAGATGATTGCTCATCTGCTCCCCTACCATCTCCGTAGGTGCTTCACAAGCAGTGCCATACTGCTACAATTTTGGTTGCGGTGGGGAAGATTTGAACTTCCGATCTCCAGTTTATGAGACTGGCGAGATGACCACTTCTCTACCCCGCAATAAATTTTGGTGGGACGGGTAGGATTCGAACCTACTCCGTTTCTATGTAACGGGTTTACAGCCCGCCGCCCATCCGCCGTCTGAGCAGCCGTCCCAATATCTTTATAATAGCATATTATATTCTTTTGTCAAGCACTATTTTGGTACCGTCTACTGGTATCGATCCAGTTCTACGAGTGCCACAAACTCGTGTGCAACCTTTAACACTTAGACGGCTCATATTATTAATATAACATGATTTTGCAGATTGTCAATGGAAAAATTGGAGCGGCTAGCCAGAATCGAACTGGCGAATCTTCGTTGGCAACGAAGCAGGTTACCTCTACATCATAGCCGCATCATTTGTATATATCATTTGTTGGCGCTCTCCCCAAGATTCGAACTTGGAACTAAAGTTTCGTAGACTTATGTGATATCCATTTCACCAAGAAAGCATTATTTTGGTAGACCGTGTAGGATTTGAACCTACGTTGACGGAGATTAAGAGTCTCCCGCTAGAACCAACTCAGCTAACGGTCCATATGATTGGTACCCAAGGTTGGATTTGAACCAACGACCCACGCCTTATGAGAGCGTTGCCACTACCGCTGTGCTACTTGGGTATTAAAATTGAGCAAGGCAAGGGGAGTCGAACCCTCTAGCACGTCTGATGTTACCAGCATCTTATCGCACCACTGCATAATTAACCTGTTTTAGGTTCAAATGCAGCCTACAGCCATATTTCTAATTAAATCTGGTAAATCTAATTATACTTTATCCTGTGCCAAGTTTTGGTTGGCATCACTGGAATTGCACCAGTACTCTCTCGATTATCAGTCGAGTGCTTTACTAATTAAGCTAGACGCCAGTGATTTAAAGAAGATTATTAGTTATTAATTGGCAACGAATAAAACGTTGTTTTCCAATGTCATTGCAATGTTATAACCAAATGATGTCATATAATTTTGAACATCATCGTTGCTAAATCCATATGCAGTGCAAACATCATTTATTTCCAACATAATTGCTGGTTTAAATTTGTTTATTAATTCGTTTGCACCTTGAAGGATAAACATTTCATAGCCTTCTGCATCTAACTGAATTAAATCACAGTGTTCCAAAGAAAGGTCATCCAAGCGCATTGCGGTTACTGTTTCTGCATTAACTTCATCATGATTTATATCATGAATGATTCTTTCTACAATCCAACTAGCGCCAAGATTTTCAGGATTATGTACGTTTATGCTAAGTGTTCCGCTGGTATCACTTAATGCTGCATGATATGCAGTAATATTAGTAACTGCATGCAACTCAATGTTTTTTGTTAAACATTCAAACATTGTTGCGCCTGGTTCAAATGTAATTACGTTATCAAAACTTTTTGCTAACTTTATTGGCCAGATGCCACCATTGCCACCTGCTTGTATAGCAACTCGTTTATTAGGAATCAATGGTAAAATTTCATCAATTTGTGTTGATGAATCTGAACAAGATGACCATCCAATACTGTCATTTTCAGTCCACCAAAAATCTTGAATTTCCCAGAGTTGACTATCTTTGTTAAAAGTTTTTGATTCTCTAATTTCCATCATACTGTATTTAGCATGATATAAAAATTGGTCCGCCCAGCGGGTGTCGATCCCGCTACTTCACCTTGAAAGGGTGGTGATATAGCCAGCGTTATCTATGGGCGGCGGATTGTAGTTTTGAGCGGCAGCGGGGAATCGAACCCCTTGGCTGTTAGTTAACGCAACCATGCAAACCACCGCATTAAATTGTTGATAATTTTTTTAATTCTCTGGTTTTTGCCAGAGATTCTCTTATTTTTTGTTTAGTTTCTTCACTTCTTGGTTTACCAAATTGAGAATTTTTTTCACCTTTTTGGTGTTCTTTTTCTCGATATGTTTTAATGCGTTTTGCATTAGATTCTGGTGAGTGTGTTTTTTCTAAAGCTAATTTGTCAATTTCCCCACGAGAACCAAAATATGTTTTTTTAAATAATCCATTTTCATGTCTTTCTTTAAGAAGAGAAGATACATGTGGTAATTGTCTGCCAGATAGAGACTTTGATACCTTTTCATATATTGCTTCTTTATCTTTGTGATTATTATTTAATCCTGTACGATTAATATATCCAAATCCACCTTTCCCGCCATCACAGAGATTATAACTCATTTCATCTAAAACAACGAGTTCTTTTTCTTTATTTTTCATATCTTTTTCGTTATCGAATATATGTAATATTTCTTTTTTAAAATTTTCAATTCCATATTTTTGTATGGCTCTTTTAATAAGTTTACCAGAACCCATATAATTGTCATTTATATTTTCAGTTTGATGCATACCAATATAATATTTGTTGTTTATGATATTAGTAATTTTATAAATCGTATAAAACATGCTGCCCTCGAATGTATAATAGTTTTATTGACATTACTATTTATACATTCGAGGCGCTTATGCGACTCCAAGGGAGATCGAACCCCTATCCCCTGATAGACAGTCAAGGATAATAGCCATTATAAGATGGAGCCTTTTGTTTTTATTTCAATAAAGTGGTCTCGTTTATCATAGTATAGACCATCAGGTTCGTCTTTTACTTCTTTGAAGAACCACCAATTGTGTAAATTAGGGAAACCGCCCCATTCCTCTTTTGAATATATGGTGTATGTCTTTGTTAAAGTATGCAGACCGCCCATTACATAAACTGTAATATTGACGATGCGTCCATCTGTTGTTTCTAAGTACAGTCCCGTTGCATCTTGGTTACTCCTATTATAAAAATGGTGCCCAAAGTCAGATTTGAACTGACAACATTCCGATTTTGAGTCGGACGCCTCTACCAATTGGACTATTCGGGCATTAATGGTGCAAGGTCTAAGGATCGAACTCAGTTCTTTGGTGCTTCAAACCAACGCAATTACCAAACTTGCTCACCTTGCATTTAAGTTGGAGGGGAAGGTGGGAATCGAACCCACATAATGCGGTTTTGCAGACCGTGACGTAACCTTTCCGTGCACACTTCCCCAATTATAGTTTATCTACGAACTCACGTAGTAGAGCATGATGACGACCACCATGATAGAACTGTGGCATATACTGCCATGTATCATACCAGTAGGCTTGGCTCTCAGGATGACAGCCGATGATACCTACATTGCCTTGGCGAATAGCCATAGCATCGCCGTTAGCATAGGTAGCAACAGTCTCAAACTTACGCTTGTTGCCAACCAATGCACAGCCATCATAGAAATACATGGCTTCCTTATCACCGTTCCACTCTACTTCTACCACGGTGCCGTATGGACGAGCCGTGCAAGCCTGTGGGCGGCGAATATACTGAACAGCATCTACGCCATCAAGCAGATTGAAATAGTGGCTACCAGCCCAGTAAGCGCCCATGCAGATGCCAAGATACTTGCCACCATGCGCTACGAAGTCTTGGATCATCTCTACCTTGTCACCAAGCAGATGATCAAATGACTGACTGTCACCGATACCACCAGGAAATGCTATGATGTCAGCATCACCTAAGACAGCGCCAAAGTCATCATCTACCCGAAAGGTCTCAACATCATATGCACCACTTAGGGCGGCAATAATGCCGTTTGTGGAGTCACGGGAGCATTGTGGGTGATGGGAAAATAAGGCTATCTTGCGCATATAATTCTCCTGAACTGCGGTATATTACTAATATACCATAGTTAAAATTGTTGTCAAGTGTTATTTTTTTGACAGGTTTGCCAATATTTTGACAGGAAATCTTAATTTTTTGACACTTTTTGGTATTGTTCGTACCAGAATTTGGATGAAATTCGCAGTTTTTGGTTGCTTTCCCGCACATATTCTAGCAGTGCTTTGGCAAGTATTTGCTGTTCATTGCGCCAATCATAGTTAGGCTCACTTGCCATCTTTTCAGTAAGGTCAATTACCATGTCGATATAAGGACAGGTATCACTTGGAATAACTGGTTTCACAAGGGGTTTTGATGCTCTAGCCATATTACTAATATATCATGTTTTTTAAGGTTGTCAAGAGAAAAATGGCACGAGTGTTCAGATTCGAACTGAAAACAACGGTTTTGGAGACCGTGATGATAACCATTTCACCACACTCGCACATTAAATTTTGCCTTGCTGAAACCACCTGCATCCATTTGGAGCCAGTACTAGTCAAGGGTTGCTCTTATGCGTGGGGAGCAACATCCCGAAAACTTGTTTAATCTTGAACAGTAACCTGAGTCACTGTGGTCTTTTTATCCTTTAAGTTAGCCTTAATATTCTTCTTCAAGGCTTTCTCAAATAATTCTTTTTCTTTTTTAGTATCATGCGATAGAATTGCATCATACATCTTTCTTAACAACTTTGGCCATTTCATGTACCGTACTCCTTAATAATAAAAAACCCCCGAAACTTTCGTTTCAGGGGCTAAGTGCATACTCTAATGTGCGTTCACATTAGGCACACGCCCCCTCAGTCCAGAAACCTTCTGGCATGCGGCAAATGTTATAATCATTGTGTTTAGGCGTGTTAGTCATGTTTGCTCTCAATTTGTATTCTATTTATATATCATAATAATATATTTGTCAAGAACTTTTTTTATGCAATATTTAGGGTAGTTTTAGCAGCACTAACTGCATCTGCAATGTTAGTTGCACTGCCATCTAAACTGTTAAGCAAATTGTTTAGAACCGTAATTTCAGCACTGATTGCTGCTAGTTCATTTTGCTTAACTGCAAGTTCTAAAGTGATAGCAGAAATAGATGCCTTTAGGCTATCACTAATAGTTTGAATGTTTGCAATTTCGTCAGTAGTCATTGGGGTAACTCCTAGTGTTTGATATTAAATCTATTTAGGAAAACTTAACTTTATACATGATTGTAATTATTGTCAATAGAAAAAATTACAAGATTTTTATATTATTGTAATTTTTTTCTAACCATTCATTATAAAATTCTTCTAGATGATCATCGCACTTTAATAAAAATTTTGTTTCTAAAATTTGTCTAAAACTATTATAGTTTAGTAAATCTTCAAATTTTATAGGTTCTATTTGATAAAAATTAAAAATTTTCTTCCAAGATTTAATAGTTGCAATTTTTATTTTTTTCTTTTCTTTATTTTCTTTAATAGTAAATTCTTTACCGTTTCTAAAAATTTTTAAAGGAGTTTCATTGGTATAAATGTTAAGTTTTTGTAATCGATCATATAAATTTTCTTCGTAATTTTCATTATTGATATAATAAAATTTACTATTTTTAAAAACATTATCTAATAACGGTGAATAATAATGTGATGCCATACAATGATACGTTGTAAATTTATCATCACAACTTCCAGTAATTGTTAATTTTTCAGAATAATTTTTAAATGAATCATAATTATTGTCTGGTCCATTAAATTGTCCAGATTCAAAAATTTTCAATTGATTATTGATCTTATCATGCAAATAATTTACAGCAGAACATAAAAAATCTCCACCTCCACCTCCGTGATGAAATACAATAAATTTATTTTTTTGGATATCAATCATATTATATTATTGCCATTCAAATAAATTACTATCTAAACGTTGTTCTGGCGGATCAATACGGTTTTCAGCAATTTCAATATAAGATGGGTTAAGTTCAATCAGTGTGGCATTGCGTCCTAACTTATCACTAACATAGCCTGTTGTTCCACTGCCGCCAAAAGGATCAAGCACCATACCGTCACGTGGGCAACCTGCAATAATGGCTGGCTCAATCAATTCAGTAGGGAAGGTTGCAAAGTGTGCTTCTTTATATGGCTTGGTATTAACAGTCCATACACTGCGCTTCATGCGCTTGTTATCTTCGCCCCATACTCGTTCACCATCACTGAACCTATCACCGTTTGGATAATCTGCCTGATAACCCTCTGCTGCCTTATTACGAGCAACGGGAGCAGTGACAGCAGGTTCACGAATTGCCTCATAGTCAAAGTAATAGTTCTTGCTCTTGCTTAGAAGAAAGATATATTCATGTGCCTTTGTGCAACGATCCTTGACAGACTCTGGCATAGGATTAGGCTTGTGCCATATGATATCCTGTCGCAAATACCATCCATCTGCACGAAGTGCAAATGCCAACATCCAAGGAATACCAATCAGGTCTTTACTCTTTAATCCTGCCAACTTGTTATTACGACTTGGTGAGAAACTTGGCAAATCTTGCTTAGTCTTAGCAACACTTTGCTTGACAAATGCTTCACCACTGCGATAGTTATAATATGAGTCACCGATGTTTACCCATAACGTTCCATCATCACGTAAAGTCCGACGAACTTCACGAAATACTTCTACTAATTGTGCTATATATTCTTCTGGTGACTGTTCTAAACCAATTTGTTTTTCCTGACCGCCATAATCACGCAACCCATAATATGGCGGTGAAGTTACACACATATTGATACTGCCCTCTGGCAATGTCTGCAACACATCACGGCAATCGCCATTAAGAATTTGAACGGTCATGTTTTTTCCCTAAAATAATCAAGTTTAATTATAACAATTGAGTAAGGATAAGTCAAGATAAATATTCTCATATAGATTCGGGGAATCATAAATGTCAGTTCTTTTAAGAAAAGGTGCCTATGCAGTAGCAAATGCACAAACCATCACCACAGGTAGTTCAAGTAATGCAACTGCTGCTTTCAGTAGTGTAGCAAGTATTCTGCGTGTTACTACTAATGCAGATACCTATATTGCTTGGGGTGCCAATCCTACTGCATATAACACTGGAAATTGCATGTTAATCGTGGGTGGTGGTGTAGAATTTATTGCTGTTAATGGCGGCGATAAGGTAGCAGCAATTCAAAGCACCACAAGCGGTCTTTGCAATGTTCTTGAATTAAAGAGCCAGTAATGCCTGGTCTTCATAAGGGCTTGCTACGCCCACATAGCACAAGTGCAACTACTACTGCTCAAACCAATGGCGTAATTGCTGTTGCTAATGGCAGTAGTTTGCGTAGTGCAACTGTAAAGAAAAGTGATTTCAAAACGGGTATGCCAACCAACGGTATGAAGATTACCGTTGCTGGTGGAACTGGCACTATTAGCGGTGTTTCCACAAGTGGTGCCAATTATGTAATTACATATAGTGGCGGTAATGCTTTTACTGGTGGTCTAGGAAATCCATATACTGTTTATCGTAGTTAAACTAAATATATTAAACAGGATTTACCTATGGACGCCACCGAATTTTTAAGAAAGTTAATTGATGCCGTTGCTCATATTCAGCAACCAGCAGATACAGTTCAACCTAATCATGCTCAACTAACTGTTGTAGCACAGCCTCAGAGTGATTTCCCAGAAGATGAACACACCAATGATGAAACTGGTGGTATCATGGTTCCACCTCTGCAGCAGAAGATGGAGTTACTAAAGAAAGTTGCTGGCGTAGATTCAATGTATGATGATAATACAGAAGAACAGCCAGACGATGAACTTGCTATCATCAAGCGTAATGCTGGCATACACCCTATCGTAGCACATATTGCGAGCGATGAAGAAATAGAGAGTTAAAAATTAAATGAGCCAGTTAGCCAAAATTAAGGCAGGTCGTGTTAATACAGTTGGATTTGCTGGCTTTGTTGGCGAGGCTGGCCAATTATTCTATAACACAAGCACAGGTGAATTGCGCTTAACTGATGGTCATACTGTCGGTGGTATTCCAGTTTATGTTGCTACAAACAGTGCCAATGTTGGTAATCTTTCTATATCTAATACTACTATATCCACTATTACTCCCAATGCTAATATCAATATTGATACTACTGGCACGGGAACTGTTAATATTCTTGGTGAGTTCGTAGTTACAAACACTTCTAATCAACCTATTATTCAAACGCTACAAAACGGCACACTTAATCTTTACACACCAGTTCAAAACAGCACCGATAGTGGCATTGATATTATTGGTAGCGCAAGTGGCACAATCATTAATCCAACTTCAACTGGTGTTATGCTGCATATCACTGGTCAAGGAACACTATCATCAAAGGTATATAATGATGCCTTTGGTAACTATGCTCTGTATGCTGGTCGCAGATATGATAATACCGTAGATACACCGTATGCGGTAGGTGCTGGCGAAGATATGGTTCGTTATGGCGGCACTGCTTATAATGGTGTGTCAGCACCTGTTGGTGGTATTGCTCATATTCGTATGACCACCACAGAAGCACAAACTCCATCAAATGCTGGCAGTAATATTTCAATCTGGACTACACCGATTGGAACTACTACACTCACTAAAACCGCATCCTTTGATGGTGGCAATGTTAATTTAACGAATGTTAATATTATTGGCACAGCAGTTAATACTGGTGCATCATATTTTTACGGTGATATTCTTCAAACAGGAAATATTACACAAACTGGTAATAGTATAAGTGTTGGAACAACTACCTTTACAGGTAATGTTGTGCATGCTGGTAATACAAATTTCACTGGTCCAATTACTGTTGCTGCAAGTTCATTCTTTCAAGCCAACCTTAATATTCAAGGCAATATTACCACGCAAGGCAACTCTTATGTAGTAGGCAACAGTATCAATCAAGGCACCACGCTAATGACTGGTAATATTATTGCCAGCGGTACTACTAATCTAATTGGTGCCTTTACATCAAATGGAACATCTACGCTAAATGGCAATGTTTATGTTGTAGGAAATATGAACACCACTGGTGCTGCTGCAAGTTTCGGAACAACTAATTTTACTGGAACTACTACACAGACTGGTGCTTTTTATGTTTTTGGTGATACTTTCCGCAGTGGTAATGTTACTGATAATGGTATCCGCACACAAAATGGTCCATTCTTTATTAATAACCAAATTACGCTAAGTGGAACTGCTAATATTGCATTTAGTGATGGTTCGGTGCAAACTACTGCTGCCTTTGGTGCTATTAATAATGGCGGTCATATCACAGGCAGCACAAGTTATGTTGGTTCTGTTCGTTATCTTAACCTAACATCCGATGCTACGCCAAGCAACCAGCCATCTACAATTGTCTCTCGTGATAGCGTTGGTAATGTGGCAGTTGGCAATATTAGTGCTTATACTATCAATACCACTGCTGCAACTGCAAACAGTGCTATTGCTGGTAACTTAATTGTTTATGGTAACTTGAATGTTAAGGGAACTACTACAACTACATTTAGCACAGCACAGACTGTAAGTGGATTAACGCTTACTCTTGCTGCAAATGCTGCAACAAGTGGCGCTGCTGATGGCGCTGGCGTTGTTATCGGTAATGTTGATTATGCGCATCTATTGTATAGTGATTCGCAAACGGCATGGATTAGCAGCATAGATATGGTTCCTGTTACTACGCTTGCACAATCACTTGGTAATGCTACTCGTGTTTGGAAAAATATGTATGCTGGCAATGCATATGTAACTGGCGAATTAAGTGTTGGTATTCAACCAATTATTGACTTTAACACAATTGCACAATTTACAAGCAACGCCAACTCTTATGCACAGACTGTTACGCAAAATATTTCTAACCTGAGTGCAGCAAGCACTGATTATATTGCTGCTGCTGATGTTGGCAGTGCATCTACAAACTTTATTGATATGGGTATCAATAGCAGCGGCTATGCTGATCCTGCTTACACGCTACAATATCCACTTGATGGTTATGTTTATACAAATGGTGGTAATCTAACTATTGGAACACAGACTACACAAAAGGCAGTTGTATTCCATACTGGTGGCACACTTGCAGCAAATGAAGCAGGTAGAAT